TGATTTTGCGTTTGCAAGACAATTAACCCAAGTATCTTCGGTTAAATTGCCACCCCCCCTACTGAACATGGAAAAAGTGCCATAATTTATCTCCTTTACTTCGCTTTCCGTTTTTAATGCGAACCTTCTTCACGGCCTACCGCAAAGGATAGGCCGCTTTACAGAAGGACTACTAAATGAAAATGAAAATACTCTTACTCTGCTTCGGGTTCGGGCGGTACGGGTTCGGGTTCGGGGAATGAGTAATAATCACTCATCACGGGCTTGCCGTAACTATCAAATAGCATAACCATTGCTTCATCAAATCCCGTGTTGCCGATAAGTCGAGAACATTCTGAATGATAGAAAGCCTTTGCTTCTCCGAGGTCTGCTTTTGTTCCAGATACTCTTGAAGCCCATTCTCCCGATTCTTTTGCTTTTGCTGTAAATACTATACCGTAAATCATATTCTTGCCTTCCTTTCTTTACTTGATATATATTCTGACCGTTCTTGTCTTTGCCGCACTAAATGTGACGTTACACGTTCCTGCACTCGGTACTTCAACGTTTGACGGGTTATCTCCCCAAGTATCAGTCCAAACATCTATTGCTGATGTTGTAAGGATGGATGCATTAGTAAAAGCAAATGAAGCTGAATTTGCAGTTCCTTCCATATACATCGAACCATCAACGTCATAGGCCGTTCCGTTTATCGTGATTTTCTGCTTCCTTACAGTTGTTGTAGTGGCTGTTCCGTCATGCGAAACTGATATTGTCGGTATAGTCGGCTTATTAAGAATCTCCGATACTCCACTGTTTGAGTTCCAATCCGAATTAACTTGTGCCGCAGGAATAGTCGGCTTGTTCTGCAAGTCTCCATAACTACCGCTTAATGCCGCTAACGAAAGCGGTATATTTACAGCAAGGTTCTTGTTTGTGTCTAACCCGACCGCATATGTTCTGTTTGCTGTAGAGCCATATGCCGCTGCCGCTTCCGATCCCGGCGTTGCGCTTTTGAGATCGGCCATTATATCTGTGCCACTTATCTTTACACCGTCTTTTGCGGTATATGACGTACCACCGCCACCGCCACCGCTTGAAGCAATGGTTACTTTACTTCCGCTTGTTGTCAGCGTTACATTCGCGCCTGCTTCTAACTCTAATTCAGCCTTGCCACTTGCTGTTATCGTTGTTGATGCACCGCTATTTGTAACCTTGACTTGTGTATAAGCATCTTCTAATACTTCGTCACCGTCATAGTTGAGCTTGCCGCCTACATCTGAAAGTTTATCGAGAAGCGTTTTATTGCTATGATCGTGCTTCTTTGACACCGCATCGGCTAAATCTGTTTCAGTTTGTGTGTAGCTGTCAAGTAATGTCTTGTTTGAATGAGTATGATCGTCTGCAACTGCCTGCGCTAAATCAGCTTCGGTCTGCGTATAGGTATCAAGCAACGCCTTATTGCTGTGCGTATGATCGTGGGCTATTGCCGATGCCACGCTTGCTTCAAGTGTTGACAAGTCACTTGATATACTATTCATAACCGCTTGAATAGTGTTTCCCGTTCTCGGACTAGGTGCGGTTGCGCCTATGTTTGCTGCCGCCGATGTATCGGGCAATTCTGTCTCAACAAGTTTGTTAAATGCCGGTGCTACTACTTCTCTTGCATCTTCATCAAACTTTCTCTTGAGTTCCTGCGCCGCTATTGTCGGTTGGTCTGGTAAGGACAACGCACCTTTGTTGTTAAAGTCCGCATTTGTAATTTTTGAAAATGCCATTTTGCTTTACCCCTTATAATTTCCGCTCTCAATGTATTCAAGAGCTAAATCAAATATACCGAACGGCTCGTTTACATATCCGTTCTCTACTCTAAACCGGGCTTTATCTACCTTCTTGATACGAACCTTTGTATGAACCACTCTTTCAGAACGGTCTGTACTGAATGAGAAGTGTTCAAAGTCAATGTTGTTAAAGTCAAACGCAAGACCAGTCTGCCTATCTTCTTTAATAGGATCTTCACTCCAGTTACCGCGTTTCTGCGCAAATACCTTTACGGACGTTCTCAAGGCTTTCATCATTCGGATAGCAAAGTATCTGAATGTCTTGTTCTTGTAGAACAGTTTTCCGTCAAGATCGGGCGTTTCCCAACAAGCGTAAATCGGTTCTCCATCGTCGTTATACGACTCAAGATCATCTATGTCCTTGCCAAATTCACATACCCTACCGTCGTGTGTTCCAATCCATAACGCTTGATCGTCAGTCCAGATCGAAATAGCCGGAACATTTGTGCAGTAGAAGGCTACATACTGTCTTGTTGCGTAAGGCTCTGACCTATCGGTTCTCGTTGCCTGCAGTCCGTCAAGGATATACAATTTGTTATTCAACGCAAGAATGTACTGATCCTTGAATACCGTTGCTACAGCGTTTTCAAGGCCGTTCTCTTTGGTGAGTTTACCGTCAAGATAGAATGACCTATTCTGCGAATACTTTTCACCCGTGATATCCTGCGCAGTTATTGCATATATTCCCGACCTTGTGAGGAATAACGGTTCTGTCTGCAAGTACCCGAATGAGTACGGTGCTACAACTCCGTTACCTTGCAAAGTATTGATAAGCGGAAATGCCGGTTCTGATGTTTCGGTTGTGACTGTCTTTCCTGCCGTGGTCTGTGCCGTGGTAGATTTGACAACCAAGTTACCTTCACGGATAAATACCGCCTGCGAATTATCAAAATCATCTTTGAATGTTGCAAGATAGTTGTTGACTATCGCATAACCGACTATTGCTGATGCCGACGATCCGAGTGTTGAATAACCCGTATCAGGGAAGTATGTCGGGTTGTACTGATCGGAATAGAAGTCCCAGTTAGGATAATCGGGATTGCCCGATAAAAATAGACGGTCTGCTGCGCCGCCTACTCCGAATAATGTTCCTATCGTACACTTTGCTACTCTATCCGCATACCCTGCTATCGTTCTATAAGCAAGTATCTTTACGTTATCCTGCCCCGGCACAAGGCTTGTTCCCGGCGGTGAATTGAAATTGATTATTCCTGCCGCACGGTTTACCGAATAATGAGTGCCCTCGGTCTTTTCTATCCAGTTCCCATTAGCATCTAATATCCATGCCTTTGTTTTGGTATCATCAAGGCCGTTAAATGACAAATGAAATGCCGTTGCGCTAGAATCACCACTCGTTACAACAAACTGTTCATAGAACCCCGGTTGCAACATATTCAACGACTCATACGATGTACCGCCGCCAGAAGGACTTTTCGAGATCGTAACCAAAGGAATGTACCCTTTTCCTGCGGATAATACGTCTACTGTTTCGTCTCCGACTGCATATGAGTAAATATTCTTGCCGTCAAGAATAAAGATTTTCTCGTTTAACTGCCACGATTTACTTATATGCTCATTAGCATCATTGTATATCGGGACAATGTTTACACTGTTACTCGCCCTTAAATAGAGCTTCTTTCCGGCGTGATATATGTAATATTTGTCTGAAATATCATAGCTCGAACGTCCAGATATCTTTTTTAATTCGATATTTGAGAAACGTATCGTGCTGTCCCCGTCAACTGATTTGAATACAACGTCAACCCATATCGTCTTTGTGTAGCGTGGCGGTGTGCCTGCGCTCAAGTAAAATTCGATATGTTCCGAGTTCAGATCGCTATGATAGTATTTCTTTATCGTTGAAAGGCCGCCCTGATCGTTTGCGGTTTCGACTTTGATATAATCTATCTCTTGAGTAGAAGTAGTATATAGGTCGAACGCAACTTTACAGAACCCTTCTACCTTTGACGTTGCATCGGCTATGTCACATCCAACATGAGCAAACAACGATGTTGATGTAACCGTTGCAGGATAGTAGTTATCTTTTATTGCGTAGTTCTTTGAACCTACATTGTAGATATCTTCTATGTGGAATATACCGCCGCCGTCTTCGGGCGCAGGGCGGTATGTAAGGTTTTCGTCCTTTTCATAGCAGACAATAAGGTTTTTGATCTTAACCGTGGCCGTTCCCGAAACGGCTTTAAGTTCTATTCTTCGGTTGACGTATGATCCCGACCTTTCCTGCCTTGTGTAATGTGCTGTCGTTCCGCTAGTGTCTTGTAGCCTATTCCATGTTGAATACCACCCGGTTATAGCAACGTCTACCTCGCCGTCCGATTCATAGTCGAATTCCATGTATAACCTTGTGGTTTGGCCATTTCCAGCCGTTCTATATACAAAATCATATAAGTCAGCTACAAATAACCATGACGAGTCGGTTACGGTAAAGGTGGTAAACGTATCAGATGAGTTTGTAACACGGTTAACATTCCTTACTCTGTTTCCGACAAACGTACCGCTCTTGAGCATATGGCAGCCGAAGATTGTAGGATTGTTACTATCTTCAACATAGATAACATCATTGTCTTCGGGTGCCGGTGTCCACGGTAACGCTTTCCATTCGGCGGCCGTAGTAGCACTCGTTGAAGCACATACTCTTATCTTGCAAACTTGAAAATAATCATCGGGATCGTTGCTCGTCCTATAAATATATAATCTGTCGGCCGTTCTGTTTGAAGCGTTGTTCCAGTTTGAAGCAATCAGTTCATCATCATTTAATACAAATGAGTTGACCGATCCGCCGCCGTCAATGTATTCCTGCCCTACCGTGTATGAGCCTTTCCCTTTGACCTCTATATAATATAAGCCGTTTAGTACCTCGTCATAGTAGTAGCACAGTACATTTCTTGTGGCATAACTTGTTCCCGTAACATCAACGGGTACATAACCTTCCGAAGTGTTCGCTGCTCTATTAACGTCGGTTATCTCGGAAAACTTAACTTTGGTGTGATACCCGGTACGTTTCCGCACTTTTCCCGGCACATAACGAACCATGTTCTCGGCATTAGGGCTTCTTGTGTCATCGATGTTCGCACCCGTATTTGTAAGGTCAACACCCTTAAATTCATCTATAACAAATATGTCCCTTTTCGGGGACTTAGGAACTTTGAAATTGACGGCCATTAAATCCACCCACTGTCACTTGTAAACTGTTCGTATGCTGATAAGTTAGCCGAATTGACTAGCCTATCAAACCCAACCTCAAACTCATTACGATATGCCGTAGCAATACCGTTATCATCGTCTTTATATAGCTGTGATGCCATATAAAGGGGCAATAAGACATAAACCTCGGGATCGATAGGCAACTCATACTCGTCCTCTGTTTCTGCCGTTATTTGGACGGGATAAGCCCTATAATAGATCGTGAAGTTACCGATCATATCACGGTCTAACACAAGTGTCTTTGTGCCTTCCTGATAAAAGTCTGATGTTTGGAGATATTTCTGATATGCGCCCTCATAGTAGATACCTTGAGGATCAATCATATAAAAGTCTTCTGCAAGTGCTGTCATATCGTACTTGATCTTGTCAGTGAACGGTACAACATCGTTCGCATCTGCAAAACTTTCTTTGTATATAGCCACGTTCTTGATAGCCATAGGGTAAGATGTAATAAACTCAAACTTGACCGGCTTCTTGTCGGTGTTTGTGATTAACCCCTTGAACGCTTCGTAGCCTTTGTTCTCGATGTTTATTGTATCAAACAATGTTTCATCGACATATATATTACAAATGCCGGTTCCCGACACCTCGAAATAAAACGACTGTCCTTCGTCTGTCTGGTATGTATAGCTGTCCGAAAACTCATGTATAGGGTTTGAGATAGACTCCGATACCAAATTCGGAATATCCATCTGTGCGATCTTGACGGACTTCGTGATAAACTTCCCTGCCGTAGCAAGTAAAGCTAGTCCTTCATTTGCACAATGCGGCATAGCGGCTATATATCCCAAAGATGATTCATCCGCTACTATCCTATCGTCTGCCGCAAACATCTTTTGAAGAACGGCTAATTTTAAGTCATACCATGTACTCATTTACATCCCCTTACTTTTCTAAACGTGCTATAAGGTCTGCTTTTGAACCTTTAGCATCAAGTCCTTTGTCTGCACAAAGTTTCTTTAGTTGTGCATAGGGCATAGAAAGATAGTCTTCTTTGACTTCTTCCTTCTTTACTTCCTTGACTTCCTTTTTCGGTTCTACAACAGAAACGGGAACGGATGGGGTTTCCCCCATCCATTTCCCTTCATATCTGCCATCGTCGAGAACCTTAACTACTTTGTAAACCAAATCACCTTCATGGTATG